AAACAATACTTAAAAAGAGTTGCTAATTACCTTGGTTCAATGGGAATGCGAGATGGTAATATTGAAATTGATATGGATAATGGATGGACATTTAATTATGACGAGGTTAGTTGGGAATATGTGACCACTTTCTCAAATAATTATAGGGCAGACATCCCTTCAGGATTGATACCAATACTTCAAAAAATCATGAAATATTGTGATGACAAAGGACTTATTAAAGAACATGACGATGATATTAATTATCAGAGATTAGAATATGATATTGATGTTGACGGTAAAACAATCACGTTCTCTCATTTTTGGTCTTATTATGATAGAGGTGATGGCGCGTCTCTTGAATATGATGATGATGAAGATATTGAAAGATTTAACGGTTGGATGGAAGATACTTTTTCAGATGTTGAAATACCTGAAGATGGTATCTTAACTGTAACATATAATGGGTCAGGGGACTCAGGTTATTTAGAAGGTTCATTTGAAGAGAATAATAGTCAGGTTCCTACAGCAATCGAAGATTGGTGTTATGGAGAATTATCAAGAAGATTTGGTGGATGGGAAATTAATGAGGGGTCTGATGGTAACTTTATATTTGACTTTAACACCAAAATAGTTACATTAAATCATACAGAGAACATTGAAGAAAACGCAAGTGATACTTACTTTGAGGAAAGCTTCGTGAATTAAGATATATTTATAAAAACATGAGAACAACATTATTACATACGTTATTACTTGATAGACAAGGTCTATTAAGAAGACTTATGCCGTAACTTGTTCAGAGCCGTTTCTATTTATAGATATTCACCCTGAACTAAAAAAAGTTCGGGGTTTTTTTATGACTTTATCAGAGATATTCATTATCTTTGTAAAACAAATGCCGAGGTGGTGTAATGGTAGCCACGAGGGACTTAAAATCCCTTGGTCAGTAACGGCCGTGAGGGTTCGAGTCCCTCCCTCGGTACAATGAACAAGAGGTGTTCAGTAAGTTTGGTAACGTTCTTTAAAGATGTTATAGTTAATGCCACTACGATTATACAGAAGTGGTCCTCGGGACAAATGGCGAATAACAAAACCATCCGAGTATGTTTGACTTTTATGTGCGGGTAAGACCGTCGCGGGTTTTGAAGAGAAAAACTGAAGAAAAATCTACTCACCAGAATCTCAGGTGGGGAAGCTTGGTTTGGTAGCTCAGCTGGATAGAGCAACGCACTTCTAATGCGTAGGTCATAGGTTCGAATCCTATCCGAATCACAATCATTATCGTAACTCAGTGAGATACGGCGCAAGACACACACTTAAACAACGCGGGAGAGGCGCCTTTCCCGATGTGGCTGAAGCGATAATGATATTTACCCCGATGGCGTAATGGTAGCCGCGCAAGTCTTAGGAACTTGTGACTTCGGTCGTGTCGGTTCGAGTCCGACTTGGGGTACAATAAAGTAAATTATGTACGTACAAAGACCTTTAGTTCCAACGAGTCAACCGAATTTATTTCACTTGGCTCCAATTCCTGTATACATGAAAGTTTTCGGTGACGATGAGTTTCATGATGAGGTATACACGTTTGGGTTTGAGAATCTAACTCCCCAACAAAAGTTAATGGGTCAGGAACTTCCTGAACAATACGACATTAACAGACAATCAAATTATTCTGTGAATTACGATAAGAGAGAAATGTGGGTGGAACCTACAGAGTATAATCCTATTGGTAGTCGTTTTTGGACACCGCCTAACGACTTTCTTGACATCAACAATGAGAACGTTAAGAAGATTAGACAAAGGGTTGAGAGTGGTTATATGGAGTTATTAGACATGTTAGGGTTCCAACACAATAGAAAACCTGATATTACCGAGAGCTGGATTCAATATTATAACCCAACTGAAGGTAGAGGTCATAATGCTCACAATCACTGTAGATGGCAACCAAATGAGGAAACAATGTTAAACTTCTCAGGAGGTTATTACCTATCTGACGGTGACCCGATTGCCGACCATCCTTATAGTGGAGTTTTTACATTCCATATTAGAGGGATGTCTCACTTTATCAGACCTAAAAAGGGTATGTTAATCATTTGGCCGTATGATATCGTACATTCGGTTAAACCATTCTACGGTAAGACACACAGATGTGTGATTAATTTTAATATTCAAGACGGAGTTAAATAATGAAACAGATTGACTTAGATATTTTTGTATTTCCAAAAATCATGACTGATGAACTTATTGAAAGACTAATGTCGGTTAGAAATAAGAGCGGTTTTGATGGAAGATTAGATTTACATATTGAGGATAAAAACACATTTTATATTTTTGATAATTTTTGGTTTTCTGAAATTGAATCCAAATATTTGGGACATTATTTTAGTACGTATGATGTTGAAAAAGGAATAGGATTAAATTCAAGTGAGGAGACTATAAAACAATTAAGTAAATTTGTTGAAACAAAATGGAGAGATTTATTCTTACTTCATTATACACCTAATAGTTTAATTAACGGTGAAAAAGATATTCATTGGGATTTTAGTGGGTTAAGTATGGTTGGATGTTTAACTGATGATTATGAAGGAGGTAAACTAATTTTTCCTAGACAGAATGTTACTTACAGATTAGAAAAGGGGGATATTATTGTGTTTCCTGGTGGTTTGACTCACCCACATTATGTGGAACCCGTAACTAAAGGTTTAAGAGATGTAATTGTTGGTCAAAGTATGACATTATCTCAGGACCATAAAATTGATTATTAAAAATAATTTGACAAATTAAAGATTTTTACTATCTTTGAGGTATATATTAGAAACAATGAAAACTACAATAAAACATATGGTCTTTAGTACACAGCAAAAATCGATTTGTTGGTATGAGCGTATGCGCGATTGTAGTTCGGATGTAATCTTAGGATAATTTTTTAAAATAGAAATAAACCCAATTTTTTATATACCCCGAACTCGTAAAAAGGTTCGGGGTTTTTTTATGTAAAATTGTTAGGTTCTTTGAAATATTGGTTGTAAATTTGTATTCGAAATACGGGTGGCTCCCTTAATAGTTAAGGCTGACCTTAAGCATCTTCCGAAAGGATATACAGGGGGCGAAAATATTTCGATTTAAACGTCGCGTTGGACAAATTGGTTAAGTCGTCACCCTTTCACGGTGAAGATTACGGGTTCGAACCCCGTACGCGATACAAGATGATGGTCTGATGTTATTGTAGTTGTCGACTAACTCAATAACTATTAAACGGACAGCACCCTCTGCCTGGGCCCAGAGAAAACTCTGATGAAGCAGTTAAGATTGGAGCGAGATGGGTACTCCAACATCATCATACAGTTCCTTAGCTCAGTGGAAGAGTCCTTGCCTTACATGCAAGTAGTCGTAGGTTCGAATCCTACAGGAACTACATTAAAGTTAAAGGGATGTTGAAGGTGACCGAAAGGTCCCGCCCCGAACAAGTGTGGGCGACTTTAACTTTAAACTTGGTGCGGTAGCTCAGCTGGTAGAGCACTTGCCTGAAGAGCAAGGTGTCGGCGGTTCGAACCCGCCCCGTACCACGGAGTCCCGAATTAACGGGAAACCCCCACTCCCATATGGCAGCCAGTCCGTTAACCTGGTGAAGTGGGGTATTTGACTTCGTAGCTCAGTTGGTAGAGCACTTCACTTTTAATGAAGGAGTCCCGAGTTCGAATCTCGGCGGGGTCACTAAAAACTTATATTATGAAAGCAATACTTGAATTTAATTTACCTGATGACCAACAAGATTTTGATTTAGCCGTTAGTAGTATGAAATTTTGGTCTGTATTATTTGATTTAGACCAATCTTTGAGAGCTAAAACAAAATATGCTCCTGACAATTTACCTCAGGATAAGTACGACGCTTATCAAGAAATAAGGGATGAACTTCGTGAGTTAATGTCAGATAATAATGTTAATTTTGACATGGTTAAATAAAAAAAATGATATGATAAACAATATAGACATAATAAAACCATTATTGAACTTCGAGGAGAAGGGGGATTTCTATATGCTGTATGTCTTCAAACGTAAGAAAGACCAACCTGAAGGAGAGAAAGATAACCATCAATCGGTTAGAACTATCAAAACATATTGCATTGAATCAATTGACCACTTGGAAAGGAGATATGATGAGGTAAAGCAACTATGTGAGATGTTCAAGGCAAGAGCTTACATTCATGTTCAAAAACAAAACCACAGAGATGTGTCTTTGGATATGTTGGCGAGTTTAGCTGAGAGAATTAAGAATGGAGTTCAAAACCAAAAGGGGTTATTTGATTCGGTTGTGGGACAGATTAAGACTCAGGAGAAAAGATGGATTATTGATATTGATAATGTATCGATGGACGGATTCAATCATGACCCATATCAGGTGTCATTGAGAGAATATATAAACGAGTTACAAAAAGAGGTAGGAAAAGACCAAGGAATGACTTTTATTAAGACAAGAAGTGGATTCCATATCATAACTCAACCTTTTAATGTAATGAAATTTAAAGAAAGATATCCCGAGGTTGATATTCAAAAAAAGAACCCAACATTATTATATTATCCCAATAATTTAGGTTAAATTTGTAAAACAAAAGGGTCGGTTGGCCGAGTGGTTTAGGCGGTAGTCTGCAAAACTATCTACACAGGTTCGAATCCTGTACCGACCTCATGACAAAGAAAGAAATTGACAAAATGGTTAAAGCCATTAGAATGACAACAAAAAAAGCTTGTAAGAATAAGAAATCTGCTCGTAAGTTTCTTATTAAAGCTGGAATTGTAAAAAAATAATACGTGTGTAGCTCAGTTGGTAGAGCAGTAGTCTCCAAAACTATGTGTCAGAGGTTCGAATCCTTTCATGCGTGCTAAAGGTTGATTGGGGAATGATGATGTAAAACCTGTTAGTGGTTGGAATAAGACATCGTCGGAGTTTAAACTAACATCAGTAATGCCAATCATAAAAGGAGTCGTCCACGGAACCATCTTCTCCTTTTATGATTGGCATTACT